CAAATCATCCCAGACTGTTTCTGCTAATTCTATTGTTTTATTAGTCCCACAATCCACCACTAAATCAGAAGCATTCTGATAATCAGTTTGTAGAACCATATCAGTCCCATCATAATAAAATCTTACGTCGTCGCTTGTTCCAAAATAAATTATTCCTCCGCTGTCGGCTTTCATGTATATGGCGTGTCCAGTCATATCAACATCATTCCCAAAATCAACCTTTGAAGCATCTGGGTCGTAGATTATCCTTGCGTATAGGTTGCTCACTCCATAAATATCGTAGCTATTGAATTGCATGTTGCTTCCCATTGAAATGTCTCCAGTCTCTCCCTGCAAATAGTCAATCCATGCGTAAGTGATATATCCCTGATAAAAATTCTGCAACTCATAAGAATCTCCACCGTCTAGATGGCTTGATACATAAATACTCCCTCCACTTTTCGAAGCCAGATAATCAACATTACCGTAGTCGAATGTTGACTGATAGCCATTAACATACCAACCCCCTGAATAGTAAGCAAGATTATATGACCCGCTTCTATCATAATAATTATCCGAGTAGGTGTAGTATGATAAAAAATGATTTGTGGCTTCGATAGTGCTTCCTGTTATGTTTCCTGTTGTTGTAATTGGATAAGTACCCGCATCAACTCCGCCAGAATCACTTAATGTTAATTGAGGCGTGAAACTCCCTAGTGCTTGTCCTCCACCCAATCTTAAATCTCCAACCTCATTAAGGATTGCAAAATTAGTATTTCCCGAACCTTCATATCCAAAGAATCCTGCCCTATTTGTTTGGCCATAAAAACTCATAAAGTTAGCTACGCTTGCATCTGTTGCAGCGTCGGTGTCCTGAAGCCTAAGCTCTTGATTAGCAGAATTTCTAAGTCTTGTTAACCCCGTAGAAGAACTAATATCAGTACTACCTGAACTAGAGATAATATTTACTCCTCCCGCATCAGAAGACAAAGTTATATCACTATTTCCACTAGATGCATCCCCAACATAACCTTTTCTTGTTCCTGCACTATCTTCAAATTCTAAGAAAGCAACATTAGTTGCTCCTGTGGCTGTCCCTCTAATTGCAGAGGTAGAACCAATAGTTGCTATTCCTGTTGTCTCAATATCTCCAGTTGCTGAATCAATCGTCACTCTCTCGGCATAATTATCATCTTTATCTCTAAAAACAAAATCTCCACTCGTATCAAAATAAACAATATCTCCAGTAAACCTTAAATAAGAACTAGCAAAAAACCACATACTTGCAAGAGAACGGTATGCCATAGCGTTTGTTGAATAAAACTTAGCTTGGTTATACTCATCCATGCCGATAGTCATTGAAGAATCTCCCTCTGCTGCTTTTCTATGTAAAATTAATTTACCACCATCGGTAGTATCTCCTACATCTGCGGTATTCTCCCAAAAATTTATATCTTGAATAGTTTCATCATTGATTTTAGAAATATCAAGTGAGCCAGTTGTTTCAATATCATCTCCCGCAGTCTTAGGGCTTAGGGTAGTTCCTACTCTTTGCCAGAAATCAATCGACGCAATTCCATCATCAATATACTTCTTATTAGGTATAGCATTATCTCTCACTTTTACGTTATCAATCCTTCCTGCTTCATGCTGTCCCGAGTGGTTAGGAATTATTAAAGGCTCACTACCCATACTAGCAACATTAGTCTTTGGGGCTAGCTGTCTCATTACCTTAGCGGTCTTCCTCTTGTCTACCATTACGGAGACCTCTCGCCTTCTGTGGCAACTAGGTTGGGGTTGGTTGTCTGCTTAGTGGTTGCTGCTTCCAGTCCCTCGTCTACTGGGTATCTAGTAGCTAGAAATGTTTGCCCTACTGTTTGAGGTCCTTGCTGTATAGTTGTCATAAGAACTAGAGTTACTCGGTCTTTTTAGTCTTTTCCTTTTTCTCTACTGGTTTCTCTGCTTTAACTTCTGCGAACTCTGGATACTTAGCTGCCATGTTCTCTGCTGCGTCAGTCCTACCAATCTCGACATAGTGGTCGTACAGTTTCTTAGAATTTTCCTTTGTCATCTTATGTATCCGTGTCAGTAATCAAGTAAGCTGCCTTAGGGTCAGTTAGAATAGCAACTCCGTTCTCCCATACTGCAATTTTTGTTCCCTTGCCCATGATGTTTTCAGTTTCAGAGTGTAATTTCTCAAAGCTCTTCCAAGTGCAAGCCTTAGCTGGAATACCCATCCAAACCGAGTCTGCCACTACGTTGTTGCTCACGACTAGCCTTGTTCCTACCAAAGTTCCAACAGTTCCGTTAACAACTTTCTCACTGGAGAATGCTGGAATGCTCGAACCTTTCACTGTAATCACATAGTTAAGTAAGTCTTTGTAGTTCTTAGGGTTCATAGCCACAACAATTCCACTAGTGTCGTAGTCGTTCTCTGCGATGTTCTGCACACCTGCCATGATATCCAAGATAGGGTTACCGTTTGTAGTGTCGTCCCAACCTGTACCTGTAGCTGCTGCCGTTCCGATATTGCTTGGAGACTGGTTCTCTGAGATTACGTTGTAAATAACAGTGTCAACCTGCTTAACGATTGCTCGTGTTAGCCTTAGGATTGTTCGTGCTAGTACGTCAATGTCCGCACTCTTGATGTCTTCTCTGCTGATAGTTCCTTCAATAGCGTACTTCTTAGGGTAGCTTGTGTTCCTAGTCCAGCTCACTTCTGCCTGCTCGAACTGGCTCAAAGGTGAAGTTTCCAAGTAAGAAGGTGCTGTTAAAGTAAGGTCTGCTGCAGTCTCTTGGTACCATCTCACAGAGTCGCCGTCAGTGGTAGAGTTGCTAACCATGTTCTTAAAAATATATTCTGTCAAAGCAAAGCCTTTAATCATCTTGTCGATGTCTAATCCTCTAATGTCTGTTGTCTCAACTGTTGCCATTATGCTATAGCTCCTCCAGCTCCAATATTAACCATTACTTGAAAAATCTCTCCGTCTGTTGCATCTTCTAAAGCATAACCTATGATAGCTGCTCCATCTACTCCTGTACATGCTATTACTGTAGAACCTGTACCGTCTGCCATTACTGGGTCCCCTGTAGTAATATTACCGTCAGCTTCCATATCAAAAATTCCCCTAACAAACATAGCTGCCTGTGTTCTTCCGTCAGAAGCAATCTTGTCTCTAGCACAAATACCTGCAATCTTATCTCCTGCACCACTTGCTGTGATAGCTACTCTACCATCAGTTAATTTGCATAATGTACCTTTAGGAATTGCTGTCCCGTCAGCTACTGTAAAATCTATTGGGTCTTCAAGTCTTGTCCGAAGTATTGCTACTGCCATATAATCGCTTAACCGAATAACTATTTAAATGTTTCGTTATTCTGCTTCTTCTTCAATCTTCCTATCACATAGCTCAATCGTGCCTTTCGCTAGTTTTATGCCTTTTTCGTAGGCTTCGATGGATGCTGTTGCGTTCTCTTTAGTGTTAGCCCAGAAACGCTGCTCTTTATTATAGATTTCTACTTCGGGTTCTTTAGATTTCTTATTCTTTGGCATCTGGTATCTCTCCCGCCATCGCACGCTTAGCATAGTCTGCATCACTTATCTCTTTTACCTCTGGTGCTTTCCCCACAACACTTCTTCCCCCAACTCTCTCCTCTGCCAAAAGCTTTTCTCGTCTGGCAATCAATGCTTCCTCTCGATCTAGATTTATTTTCTTCTCTTTGTTGATACGATCTGCTTCCTCAAGAGGTGAATTAGCTGCCTCCGTAGAGGCATCTTCTGCTTCGGCCGGAGCTTCGGCAGGACTGTCCGGTGTTTCAGCCGGAGTTTCTGTATCTTCCATAGAGAGAGAGGGGTATTAAGCCTTTATAAACTTTTCCTTTGGCACTGCTATCCCCGCCGCGCCTGCTATTAAGATCGTAATTATCATCCTGAATGTTCCATTGATTCCATTCATCATAGCCACGCACTCAATAACCATAAGTGCGAAGATTGCCATCATAACAATTCTATAATCTACTTGTAATTTTTTATTCATGCTGATGTCGCCTTCGGCGTCGGGGCTTTAGTTGTTGTGATCGCTACTTCTGATCTCTTCGATTTGTTTATTGCTGCGTCCTTCCCTTCATCCTCACCTAGATTCTCTTCGATTCGTGCTGGGAATTCAAAGGTTACGTCTATTCCTAACTGCATTTTGATTTGCTTCTCCAAATAATTCTGTTCGTCCTCGATAACCTGTTGCCATGCCAGGTACACCATCTTACTCGACGCCTCAGTTGTCCCTGCTTCGATCGACATAATTAACGCAGGCACTCCTCCTCCTTTCGTCACCTCTTCCACCCAAGTTTGTCGCCACTTTAGAGGGTCAACACCATTCTTCCCTGCCTCGATTAAATCCCAATCTACCGCTTTTTCTGGAATGATTATGTCCTTCCCTGCGTTTCTTGCCTCTTTGTGATCAGCTTTGAATGCTGCGATGTCTTCCGGTTTTGATGATTTCAAATTCCATATAATCATAGGCACAACATACGAATGGAAGTAAACACTCATATCCTCGTCGAGTTGTTTGATTTTGTCTAAAAATGTCATTAGAACTTCTATATCTCCGTTTCCGTGTGTCTCATCTGCTACCCTGTTTAGTGTTAGGTGAAAAATCTCCTCTTTCTCAAATCTTATTTCTTCCCTGCCGCTTATTTCTTGTGTGTAGTGTGATATTCTTCCGTCGTCGTGATACCAAGTTTTTACGCTTCCCGGATTCATAGGGATTAAGTTTCTTAGTTTTGATCCTTTTCCTCCGACGATTTCGGCGTATGAATCTCCATCCTCATGTCGAACAACAATTTGATTCCCAATTACCTCGTCAAAACTTTCATTCCCTCTTCCCTCAATTCTATCCGTCACTTTTTGAGTTCCCGGCTTTGCCGTGTTATGCCCCTTCCCTATCGTCCACGCCCTCAGCTTATTCATAACCGCCCTTACTGAACTGTGTTTTTTGTAGTAGGCGTGATGAGTGTCCCATGTTAGAGATTGATAGAATTGCGTTGCGTCTGGCCTATCCACATCTTCCGCCGGCGTTGTCTGCACTTTTATAGTCGCGTCTGGGTCGGTCGTATCTGCGTTTGTGAATTCTCTTCCTGCCATTTTATTTTATCCTCATTATCCAAACTATCGTGTAGAATGGTGGTCTGTTTTCTGCGTTTGATGCTGCGCCTGTGTTTCCTGTTCCTCCGCTATTGCTATTCCCAGCTAAAGTTGTTGAATTTACTACGGAAGATGGACCGAATGCAGCATTTCCGCTGACTGTTACTTGTCTATCACAATTTGTTGAACTATTTGCTCCTTCGTCCATGTAGAGAGATGTTGTTCCCCCTCCTCTCGTTATGTTTGCCCAGCCACTACTTAATCCATGAGTATGTGATGGTCCTGTGTGAGTATGAGCCATCGTCGCTGAACCACCCGTTGCCCCACTTGTCGCTCGCCCTTCTAGAAATATTCCACCATTCAAATCAGGAGTGTTTTGACCATTAAAAACAGAGTCAGCGTCGTTGATTGCTGCCCCATCACACTCTACCCATCCATCAGGGAGAGCCGGGACGTTTGCAAAAGACTTAAGCCAAGCAATGACAGAACCTATCGGCGCAATCTGTGCAGCGATGTTAATTGTGCCGGCTGGTGTTTCTCTAACATCTCTCTGCCTGAAAACTTTCGTTCCTGGGATGTTGTCGACTGCCATCATGTCACCCCCATCGTAGCCAACGCTTCCGGTGTTAGTGCTTGCTCGATTTTTTCCATTCTATAAATGTGAAGTTGCGCCATATCCTCTGCTTCTATTAATCCGTTTTCATAAGTTCCTGTGTTGTAGAAAATTCCACTCATCGCCGTATATCTTGCAACATATTCAGAAAGAATTGCTTTAAATTTCGCCCCTAGTGATGCGACATTCGTCACCAGATCATAATTGGCCAACATGCACAAATAGGCTTCTGCTTGAATCCCCCACGCCGTTTTGTTTGCGTCAGTCCACCCTGTAGTGTCAACTTGCTCCCCTGCCATCGCATTCATTTCGTCATCTGTTGATAATACGCTTGTTGCAGCCATTTAACAACTAGCTAAAAAGGGTTTAAGTAATTTGTCTTTTGAGGCTAATTCGGCCGCTCGCATGATTCCTTCAACAATATGGGTGTTTTTCCCGGATATTTTCACTTTCCATAGCCCGTGAGAGTCTTGGACCTTATCCCACCGGACACTTCTGAATGATGCTTTTATGACATCCCTATTCCAAAGGTGGAGCTCCCCCCTCTCCCCCATCGCCCTTAGGTTGTCGTGCATATCCTCGTTATAAAGTCGCTGTTTTCCTTCTTCTTGGTTGATCGAGATTTGCCTATTGTTCATTGCTACTATTCTGTCTTTGATGTCGTCGATTAATTGTAGGTGGTCGAAGACAGAAACCCCTAACGTTCCCGACCCCGCATCAATCCCAGAAAAGTCACAATTCCACTTTTTTGTGAATTCTACTATTAAATTCTCATTATCCGTCGTTAATAACATTTTTCTCGTATAATGGTCGATTTGTACAAAATTTTTATCATTTATTCTTTTTATAATTTCTGCCGTGAAAGAATCCCCTCCCATTCTTGCTAAATCAAATCCTCCGTAATTATCTCCGTATGGTGGGATTTCTTGTTCATCTGGGTTGATATGGCAAACCTTCTCAATCCACTCATCACTATAGAATTGTCTTTTGTCTAATGCGGCGATTGCGAGATACTCTTGTGCGTAAGACATTTCTGACCTATCAGCTTTTTCTTCAGCCAAAAATTCAATCAGCCCATCATGTTGTTCCTGCGTCCAACTTTCACATACCGGCCTATTGTGTGCAACCGTTTCCGTATCCATCTCCCAAACCTTAAATCTCGCTTTTGGGTCTTTGTCTATGGCTGCTTTTTTATAATTCTTCCAAAAATACCCCTCTTGACCATCAAAAGTCCCAAACATCCAAATCCTTCCGTTCGTTGTTGCTAGTATTGGTGTTGCCGCATTGAAGAATAGATCCGGTTGGAATGGCGCTTCATCAACCATAAGCACTTGGCCCTCATATCCTCTTGATGATCTTCCCGTATCCCCAACCGGTTTGGCCAATAGTATCCTTCGATTTCCATCAACCTTCAAAACTAATTTATTCAGAGTTGGCTTATCTTTTCCTTTCCCAACCAATTTTGGATATTTTTCTTTAGCGTATTCTGTTGCGAATGCTATTAGAAGTTGCGCCTGATCGATTGTAAGACTTGCACAGACTATTTGGGATGTTGGGTGTGAATTATGGTGAGTTCTCAGCCACTCGACTGCTTTGTGTGCGAATAAGTGAGTTGCGCCAATCCTTCGGCCTTTCGCTAGGATGATGTGGTTCTCCTCATCTTCTAGGATTTCTTTCTGCCATTCGTCGTATTGAATTTTCATTTTTTAGGAATCTTTGGGGTCAACCTTGGGGGGGGTGGGAGTTTGGGGTTGAAAATCGGTGTGTTTGGTGTTTTTATGTACTTTGGGAGTGTAGTGGGTGTGTTGGCGTAGGTGTGGGGTGGTGTCGCCTTCTATCTTGTATGAGATGAAGCATGGGATGTTTAGTTGTTCTTGTATGTGGTTGAGTGATAGTTTCTCTGTTGGTGTTAGTTTGTTGTTAACTTTACACTCTATTAGGATGATGGTGTATAGTAGTGGGTGTGTTGGGTGGGGTTTGATGGCGATGAAGTCAGGAAATCCCGTAGTCCCTCTGTTGAAGTGTGTTGATTTGGCTTGTATCATAGTTGGGGGTGATGTGGTGAGGTCTATTTGGTTGTTCCACCTTGCTACTATGTATCCTTGTTCTTCGAGGTAGTGTCTTGTTTTGTGTTCGTGTGCAGCTCCTCTTCTTCTGTTGTTCTTCCCTTGTTGTTTGTAGTCTGTTGGCATAGAGAGAGAGGTATATTAGTGTATATATATGTTGTGGTTGGTGTGGGGGGCGCGACCATAGGGAGCGCCCGGTTGGGGCTCCCCCTTGAGGGGGACGCTGGGGGTGGAGATGTATTATGCAAGAAGTTACGAGCCCGCAGGCTTGTCCGAGTGGAGGCGAGGGAAAACTAATTGCAGAATTGGCTGGGTTCCCCCTTGAGGGGGAAGGGTAGGGGGTGGGTAGGGCTGGCTTAGCAGCCTGAGAGGCAGGCTGGTTAGCGAGCCCGGGGGGGGGTGCCCAGCTTAGTGCTGGGGTGCAGGGGACCCAGCTCTAAGCTG